CGCATATTATTTGTTGGATCATTAGAACTTCTATTACCAATACCAATAATTAAATCTGCTTCAGCAGCTTTACCTGTCTTAGAATTTTCCATCATATCAAATGAGATATGATCTCGGTTATGTGCGTCAGCTGATGCTTGGGATATAGCAATGACAACACACTCTCTTCTCTTTGCTATCTCTCTTGCACTGGTATAGATTGCTCTTAACTTTTCATCTGTTCTAGCAAATGTACCTGATACATTAATCTTATCTAGTTGATCAATGATAATAATATCAGGTTTATATTTTTCACAATGACTATCTATATCTTGAATTGTCCAATCAACTGTATCAATCATTTTAATATTATCTTTTATCTTCTTCCATTCCTCGTGAGTCTTTGCTTTATCTTCTATAATCTGTTCTTTATTAAGTCCAGTAAAACAACTGATGGCTCTCATCTGTGTACGGACAGCAGGTTCTTCATTAATAAACGCATGAACTGATGCACCTTGTTCAGCAAAACCATTGGGTCCTGCTACAAGACTAACCCAGAAAGCTGTCTTACCTGTCTCGGGTCTAGCAAAAGCAATCATAAGATTTCCTGGTCCAACTCCACCTATATTCTCTTTCAATCTCATCAGATTAAATTTCCACTTACTGGTTACATTTAATTCTTCAATTAATTTTTCTAGATTATCCGTAACAGCATCTAACTTTTCAGTGGGTAATCCTTTCTTATGTTCTTCAATTAATTTTGTAACAACATTAAAGTCAGCAGGTTTACCATTAAATATTTCCGTAGCTTCTATCGCTATCTTCTGTGCTGTATCTCTATCTGATAATATCCTAACGATATCTTTTGCAATAGCTTCACTTGGCTCCGTTGTTTCTTTAATGTCTTCAATCAGTTCACTGAATTGTTCTTTAGCTGCACGAGTTAATGCTGGATTATATACTGCAGTATGTAATGAATACAATTCATCAACACTTATATCAGCATCATATTTTTCATGTGCCTTTTGTATCGTTTCAAATAAAGCACCGAAGCTACCTTGAAATACACTTCGAGAAACTTGCCCTTTGTATTGAGCATAAAATTTCTTACCCAATAATAATTTTAACATTTGTTTTTCAATCATAGTATACCTAAATGTCTAAGTTTATCTAATCTAGATAGAAGATCTTCAATTTGTTGTGCTAATTTTTTATTATCAGCTTTAACTTCTTCTAACTCTTTTTTTAAATCAGCAATTTCCTTTTCATACTTACTAATCTTATTCATCATAAGTTTATCTGCTTCTTTCTTTGCATTTTCTATTTCAATTATATTTTCTAGTCCTTCATTCATCTTTACCTCCATAAAACATCTCCTCTATTTCTGGTGTTCCATAATATTTTAAATCATATTCATGTAATACTTTCACCTTAACATTTTTAAATCCTGCTGAAGTTAATTCACTTGCGATGCTATAAGACTTTCTAGTTGCATCTCTATCTAATGCTACATATAAAGTTTCATAGGGTTCTAAATATTTCTTATGAGATTCTTTTAAACTTGTACCCATAATAGCTATGCCTGTTAGTATATTAGATACAGCACAAGCAGACGCACAATCTTCTACAATCACTGCATCTTTACACTCACCACATTTAAAAGGTATATCTTTATTACCATACATATACCATTTAGGATAGACTTTAGAATTTAAACCACGACCTATTGCACCTGCATACTTATTGGTATTGGGATTCTTTACAAGAAACACAACTCGATCTTGTTTAACATCATATTTAATATCGGCTCTTCCCCACATACACGCTTCCCAACAATTATTCTCGTGTAAATATTGTAATGCCTTATCGTTTGAATGTACTATCTTAAAACTATCAGGTAATTTAAATTCTTCTTGTGGTTTTATATCTTCTTTTTTAAAAGAAACATTAACATAATCCATTGTCTTCTCGCCATTCTTTTTTCCTTTAGCACTACAAGACGCATGAAAACAATACCAACCAATACTATTAGAAGTAGTAGTTACTGTAAATGTATTTTTATTTTGACAGAAAGGACAATCCATTCTTATCTGTGTATCTGGTGGTACACCTAGTCCTTCGACTACTGCTAGTTGTTGTTGAAAATTCATTTTACCCCCATTGTTCTGCCATTGCATTAGCTATACCACTAAAAGTTATTGCGTATTCATCAGCCCCAACTGTAGAAAACGAATATCTTTTTCCAAATTTTTTACCACCAGTATTACTAGGTAGTAGCTGTTTATAATTACTTGGTTTTTTAAGTGGCTCATCTTTATTAGGTTTTAAACTAGGTAAATTCTTTAACCATAATAAAGTTTTCTTTGAAAAATTATGACCAAATTGATATGGCTGTATAGATATAGTATGTTTAGGCAGATTAAATATTTTTAGTGGTGTTGGGTTTTCTATTGCTATCTTTTTTATAGGTGCGTTATATAATTTCATAAAAAATTTTTTAGCTTCTATACCTTTATTATATCTATCATTATTTAATTTCTTATTAGGATATAGCCATCTTGCACCTGCCCTTGCTAAGTAAGTACATGGTGGGTGGGCAATCATTAAGTCCCAGTTTTTATTTAAGTGATTTAAAACATCATCTTGTATATGATTACCTTTAGATGTAGTTGGAATTATATCACAACTCCACACATCATGACCTTTCTTATAAAAAGAATCACGAACAACACCAGAAAATTCACATGCAATAAGTACTCTCATACCCAAGTTCCTAATATTAATTCCTTTTCTTTTTCTTCTGAAATTTCTTCGTAAGTTAATGTCCAATGATCCTTACGATGGAATCCTTTTTCAATTTTTAATTCCATTAGTCCTTCATTAATTAATAATGCAACAGTATCTTCAACCTGTTCTTGTGTTGGCTCTATGTTGAAGGGTATTACATGCTCTCCGAAGATTCCTTTTCCGAAGAGTCTTACTTTGTAATTTTTCATTGTCTACCTCTATATCACACTTTTGTTTATTTGTCAAGTGTAGTGCTGAAGTATCTACTAATACTCCAGACACACATGACCAATCAATCGGATTTCTTTTCATAGTCCACAAATCTCTCAGAGTTCTGTGCATGTAAGTCTTCGGCTTCTGGTACTTCACCTGCGTACTTACCTTTTAGGTGGTCTAATGTTTCCATTTCAAATTCATCTACAATATTCTGTAAGTCTTTACAAAAATGATAGAAATCTTTTGGAATGATTTCCTCATTTCCATCTGACCATTTAACTATTATATTATATTCTGCTACCTCTAAAGGTGGCTCGTTTGGTTCACTCATTTTTCCTCCTTCCATTTCTTATATCCTTTTACCCATTCATTAGGATCACGAGATTTCCATCGCTTATCCCATGCCCAATTATTTATCTTGCTTGATTTTATTTCAATCCACGCAAGTATTTTATCAATTAGTTTTACCATTTCTTTTTCCTCCTTTTAAGTGGTAGCTTAACGATCTTGCTACTTGGATTTCCTTTTCTACTTATCCACTCAACAAGAACTTCCTTTAACTCCCCTGCTTTTGTTTCAAAAGAACGCAAGGCTTTCTTTAAACTCATTGCGTCTATTGTTTCTTCTTTGTCTTTTGCTTTGAACTTATAGTTAATCATTATAAATACCTCCCATCTATTTCTGCTGTACAATCTTGGCAATACATATATGGCATCATATCTTCTTGATATATTTTATATGTTTTAATCATAGATACATCTTCTTTATCTGCATCACTAAAAACTTTTATCTTCCAACCATCTTTAGTTTGTATATAGATGTGTCTTACCCAACTTGCATTATCTACATCTGGGTAGTATTCTAATTTTTCACTTTTGCAATGTGGACATTTAATCATTAATGCTCCTTATAGCTGACTTGTTTAATTGAACGACTCCAACAGGAACGACAACTGCCACACTCACCATCTTGTTTATAAGCTGGGCACTCACGACCTATTGCAGGTTTATCTTTGTGTACACCAGAAGTCCACTTCCAAAATTTAGGGGGTGGACTATCTACTTTGATTGCTGATACACGCAAACATAAATTCTTTGGCACATCTTCTACCTTAATCTGATTTATAATTCCATACTCTCTTGTAGCTAACCAATAATTTATTTGTGGTGTGAGTTCACACACTTCAAATATCTTCATCAAGTGTGCATAAGATTGTATATCTCCAGAGTCAAACCACCTGTGGTATCTCCTTGATTTTGCTAGGTTTTTATACTTTAAGGTCAGTAGTTCTGCCATATAATCTACCCACTCTGGTTTTGTAATAGCATCTAATCTCATCTGATGTGCATCAGCTACAATAGGAAATGTATAGTGTCCTTTAAGTGCATAACACTTATTACAAATTGTACCTTTAATCTTTGCTAACTTACTACCTACCTTACATTGTTTAGCAGAGATACCCCACGCATACGCAGGCATCTTCTTTGGATTAGATAGTGTACCTATTTCTTTTTCAAGTTGTTTTATTTTCATTTTTATATTCTGTAATCCTTCCCCATATCATTTTATTTTTTACATAGTAATCGTGGTATCGTGCCTTAACTTCTGGTCTGCGTCTATACTCACGCATATAATTTTGTGTATATAATTTTCCATGCTCTGATTTTCTCCAGCGTTCTCTTGCTAGTTTTCTACTCGCATAATATTTGTGTGTCATATGTAATTGATTAGTCTGTTGATTCCTATTTTTAATAGCTTAAGATTTAATTTACCACACTTATAATTGTAGGTCAAGTCCTTATGTATCTGTCTTAAATAATCTGCATCAGCACCAATCATATCTGCCCAGAAATCTAATTCTTTAGAACGAATCCATCTCAAAGCATTTTGTTTATAGCTTAACTTTCTTTGTGAAGTATAAGCATAGTCACCAGATGTAGTAATATTAAAACTATCAAAGAACATACGCTGTATCTTGGCTACTGCCAACTGATGTTCGGGTGGTTTTTCTTTATCGTATTTTAAATTTCCATTTAATGTTTTCATAAATTCTCCTTGACAAATCGTTAAAAATATGTTATACTGTCGTGTCCATTACAGGGGGGTCTATAGTATTATTCATTATCTTTCTCCATTTTAAAACAATCTTCTAGTTTTCTCTTACCTAAATCATCTATAAATCTTTCACACTTATTTACATATTCTTTGCTTAAGTCTTCTTTATCATAGATAAAATAATTAAATAAACTATTGTGATTACTTCTTACTTTTCTAATTTTTCTCATAGTAAATTCCTTTAAGTTAATTAAGAAAAGGCTAGGCGATTGCTCGCCTAACCCTTTGTAGTTTTTATGCTACCTGTTTTTGTAAGTGATTATTCAATGCTATCTTCGCAAGTTTAATCTTCTCTTCCCTTGTAGGTTTCATTGTATAACCAAGTATTTCATTAGCCATACTCTTAACACTAGCAGGGTTGATTGTTAATGCAGTTCCAAAAGTTTTATTAATGGCAACATTAGGTTCCCATTTAAACTCTTTAGCTAGTGCATCAACTTCAGATTTATACTTCATAGCTTTGATAGAATCTGCAATCACATTAGTGGCTCTAACAATAGAACCAATCCAATCTTTATGAGCATTAACTACTTGTTGTTTAGCAAGTAGCATCATCTCAAATGTTGCATACTCTGATTCCGTACAAGGGATTGCCCTTGAACGACACCCACCTGTTCCAATAATATCTAAAGCGAAATCATCTTTCCACTTCTGAACATAATTAGAACTGCTACCACTACTGCCTTTCAGCCAGTCGCTGTTAGCATTTTGGTGTTGAGATAAATGTGGATTATTCTGATTGCCAGTATGTTCTATATTGCAATCGGGATTTAATCCATTGGCTTTCATCTCCTCACGATACCAAGCATGGGCAAAATCTTTCTGCCTGTTATACTCGCTACCATTAAGGCTGCCTTTCAAGTTGAAATCAAAGTGTTTTGATTTAGCAACCTCATCATTATCTTCATCTCTTGTGTTCACAGCTTTTCCTTTATCATCAACAACTGCCATATAAAAACAACTATCTTTTC